GGTCCTGAGTTCGTCCCGGTTGTTGAGGACGAAGAGCCACGGCTGCGCGCGCAGACGGCGCGCCATGCGTGCGCCTAGCCCGGAGGCGAGCTCGCCCCAGACGGTGGCTGCAGTCCGCGCAGGATTGCGAGGTGCAGCGGTACGTGCTCGATCACCGCCGGGCGCGGCGGCCCGTTCAGCCATACCCCCGCGACCCGGCTGCTGCGCTGCAACTGCCGGGCCGCTTCGAGTATCCGCTCGGCTGGAATCACGTCCTGCATTTACGCCGGCACGGGAATAGAAGATGCCTTCAAGGGCGGAAGCTGCCAGCTGTTGAAGTTGCTGGCGGCCAGCCGCTCCCAGAACGCGTCCGGATCCTGCGCCTTTGCGGCGCGTCTCGCGTAGGACGGATGCTGCGAGTACCGCTCTCTTAATCGTGCTGCGCCCAGCGCCAATTTCTCGCGCCGGGTCAGAGGCTGCGAGTCGATCGAAGTCGGCATCATCGGCGATCTCCCCGTTGGTCCATTCGAACTGACCGGAGTCGAAATTATACCGGAGCTGGTGGATCTCCGGTAGCGCCGATACCGTGTTGGCGTAGCCCTTCATCAGCAGTGCGCCCGTGTTGGCGCGATCCTGCCCGCCACGCTCAAACCCCGCCACGCGCTGGCTGATGTCGGTCGCCAGATGCTGAGTCGTGCCCGTGCGGATGGCCGATGCCGCCTGCTGCTCGGTGCGACGGGTCTTGTTGACCTCCGACAGGCCCTCGCGGTCCGGCAGCGCCTTGAGCCCGTTCCGCTGGGCGAACGTGTTGACGATCGCGTAGAGGGCGGCACCGCCGCTCTTGCCCTCCTCCAACGCACTGGCATTGAGCTGGGTGCCGCCATCCTCCTCGACCACGAAGCGGGCATCGGTACCATCGCGCATCGTGATCCAGTAGACCTCGCGCGCGTTTGGGTACTTGGTGCGGATGTCCTGCACTCGACCGCGCTCAATCCGGACCTTCGAATCCACCGCGCTCGCGATGTCCTCCATGGTGCGTGCGTTCTCCGGCACCATCGGCAGCTGGAACGCATCCTCGCCGGCCTGCGCGATCCCAAGGAACGCGTCGGCCAGCTCGCCAGCCTCCGCAGTGCGCACGTCGAGCCGACGCGCCTCCGGCGGCGCCCAGTCGGGCAAGGCGTCGTCCGGGGCCTGCCCGTAGCGACGGCCTTGCGGACTGAACTCCGGTGGCTCCGGACGGCTGCGGGAGGTCGGCGCAGGCGCCGCCGCGGCCTCCTCGGCATCCCAGTCGAAATCGATCATCCCGCTCGACGAGCGTGCGATCCGCTCGCTGTCGTCCTCGCGGTAGAAGTCCACCGTTGGGGAAGCGCCCTCCTCGGCGGCGTCCTGCTGCGCGCGCATGCTGATCCCGCGCGAGGCCAGCCGCTGATCCAGCTCGGTGCGTGCCTCCGCGTCGGTCTGCTGCGGACGCAGCTCCGTCGGCTGCACCAGCGGCGCGCTGACAGGCGTCTCACCCTGCTGCGGCTGCCGGCTACCCCACGTCGGGATCTCCTGTCGCATGCGGCCAGCGCTGCGCAGCTGCGTGCCTGCAGGCAAGGCTGGCGCGATCGCCGCGCCGGCCGTTGGCAGCGCCTGTCGTACTTCCGCGCGGCGCGCGGTGCGCGCGGTCTCGAATGCACTGGCGGCCAGATCCACGCCCTCCACCGCGGCAGGCGTGGGCGTGTCCATGATGCGCAGCGTGGTTTCGTTAGCCTGCGCACGCTGCACGTCCAGACGGCCCAGCGCGGTCCGCTCGGCCAGCCGACCCAGCCCTTCGTTGGTCGCGGGATCGATCGTGATCAGATCGCGGTCACGGGCGCGGTCTTGGATTGCGCCCGGCGTTGCCACCCCCGTCCCAGCCACAAAACCGGCGCCGAACGAATCGCGCATGCGAAGTAGCGCATCGGCCAGCTCGATGTCTTCCCCCTTGACCGCCGTTTCGTACGCCATGTTCCAGCCTTCGGTAACGGTTTCGCCCGTTCCTTGAGCCAGCCCCGTCGCAAGCAGCTTGCCCCCCGCAGTGTCCGCAAGACGCTTGGCGACACCTGTAGGCATGAAGCGTCCAAACTGCTTGAACATCACGCCGAGCGGCAAAACCTCGCCGATCGCTTCGCCGGTGCCGGCAACCGCGGCGTCAAGGGCAGATTGCCCGAAACTCTCGCCGGCGGCGCGCTGCTCGGCGAACTCAGAGCCGCCCGCCATCAGTCCGGCAACGGCGAGGCCGGCCGGCAAAGATCCGCCGGTAAGGGCCGCGGCGCCCACAGAGGCAGCAAGGTTCGGGGCCGAGATGAGGCCCTCTTGGATGGCGTAGGGCACTGCAGACAGCGAGAAGAAATCCTCCGGGGACTGCAGCAAGCCCTGCCGGGCATGGCGCGTGCGCGCAGCGCCGGACGCAGCCATATCGCGTCCGGCGGCCCCGAGCACGTCCATGCCGCGCTCTGCCGCAATCACGGAGGCCGAACGGGTATCCCCCACATCAGGGGCCTCGGCCCCCGCATCGAGGGCTACTTGCGCACCCGAGCGTCGCATTGCTTCCGCGTACGGATTCTGGCCGGCCTGCCCGAGCCCGAGCAGCGCGCCCATCCCGCCGCCGACTGCCTCCCCCGCAAACTGTAGCAGGCCTCCGGCACTCTGCTCGGCGTTTCCGCTCATGGCCGCCGCGATCAGGTCCGGGTGCATGCCGCGCTCCACATGCCCCGTTTCGGTGGTCGCTGCGAAATCCTGCGCACGGTCACTGAGCCGCGGCGCGGGCCTGTACCCCTCGCGCTGCGCGCGCTCCTGCTCCAGTCGACGCTGGCGCAGAACTCGCTGCTCGTGGGTCAGCTCGCTGCGGCGCCCACGCCGATTCACCCCGCGCGTGGGGGTGCGGGAATCTGCGCGCACGATCTCGAAGTCGTCGGCTGGGCCGATGACCTCGAAGTCGCTTGCCCGGCTGACGATCTCGAAATCGTTGGGCATCAGACCTCTACCATGGTGCCGTCATCTTGAACGCGGAAGAGCTTCCCGGTGGATTTCTGGCGGACCTGATCGCCCGGCTTGGCGCCGGCGGGGGCAGGAATGCCTTTCGTGCTCGCGGCGGCTTTGCCCGCTGCGGGCGAAGGGTTCGATTCCAGCCACGGGGCCATGGCGGCCTGAATCTGGTTTTCACGGTACGCCGAAAGGCTCGGTGCCCGAATGCCGGTGCGCTTGTAGATGTCTTCGAGCGCCTTCGCCTCATCCATTTTGGCGTAGGGCTCCAGCTGCTTGTTGACGTAGGTCGCAGCACGCGTGCGTTCGCGCTCCAGCGCAGCACGGTACTCCTTCCCGCTATCGCCGCCGGCCATCTCGCTTTTCGGCGGCGGCCCCGCCATCGGCTCCCACTGGTCAGTTTCTTCGTTGAGCTGCCACGGGCGATCGCCGAACTCTCGGATCTTCGGCTCGCTCGTTCGAGCGCCGGCCGAGCGCCGGCCGAGCGCCGCGGTGCGAGCCTCCCCCAGCTTCTTCTGCTGGGCAAGCTGCCGCTCACGATAGTCCATCATCGCCGCGTCCTCTGGACTCAGCGCCGTCGGATCTGACGCCGGCAGGTCCGGCCCGGGCACGTAGGACGCCGGCTTGGTGATGTCGAACGTCTCCGGATCGAACTCGGGCGGGACGTACTGCTCGGTCGGTTGCGCCCAGTTGCCCGGGCCGCGCTGGACCGGCACGCCCACCGCTTCCGGGCGACGCGGGTTGATCTTGTTTTCCATCTGCGTCTGCCACGCGAGGCGGCGCTTCGCCAGCGCTTCCTCGATCTGCATGCGGCGCTCTTCCTCCTCGCGCTGCTGCATCTGGTTGCCAATGCCCGTGAAGAGCCCGGCGCCAAAATCGCGAAGGAAGCTCACGATGCACTCTCCTGCATGAGGCCGGCGGGCGCCGGCGGACCCTGAGGGGCAGCTGCAGGCGGCGCGGCGCCGGTCATTGCCTGCCCGCCCTCCTGCAGCATCTGGGCCAGAAGCTGAACCGCCTGCTCCGCCATCTGACGCGCTTCCGGCGGCACCTCCTCCATTCCGCCCTCGGCAGCCTCTTCCTCCGGCTCCTCCGAGTCGCCCGAAGGGCCGCCCGGGATGAGCCCCGCCTCGGCCGCGATCTCGAAGACCTCGGCCAGCAGGTAGATGGCGATGCCGTCGCCCTGATCGGACCCGAGGAGTTCCTCCTCGGGGATCTCGCCGTCCTGCATCATGCGCAGGATGATGGGAGCGACGACGGTCGCCGCGGCAATCGAGACGTCCTTCGCATTGAGCAGCGCCTGCGAGACGATCTGCGAGTATTCCTGCGAGAGCAGAAGCTCGGTCGCCTTGTCCAGTGCCTCTTCGGGCGTCATCTCAATCCCCTCAGGTATAGAACATCGGGCCCTGCTGCCCGTTGCGTGGGCGATTGCGCGGATCCACCGGCGTGGGCAACGCGATCGGCGTGGGCGTGGTGCTGCTGTACGGCACGCGCTCGACCCCCTGCAGGTTGCTGAACTGGGCATAGTTACCCATCGCTTCCTGCCGGTAGCGTCGATCCTCCAGCTCGTTGCCGCGCATCCACATGGCGAAGTTGCGCTGCTGCGCGGCGCTCATCTCCGCGTTGCGACGATCGTTGTCTGCCTGCTGTCGGGAGTTGCGACTGCTGCTGCTGGAGCTCAAGGCTGAACCCAGAGCCTGAAATGCCACCGTCCACCAGCTCATCATCCACCCCCGGGCGAGGTTCCGAAGAACCGATCGAAGAGCCCACTGAATTGGGTACCGAAAAAGTCCATGAAGCCCTGCGCCGCGGTCGGGTCGCGGAAGAAATCAGGCGACGAGAAAATCGTCTGCATGATCTGGCCCATGGCGCCTGTGAAGGCGGACATGCGATCGCGGCGCTCGGCCTGCTGCCCCAGCCACGCGCGGTTCTCACGCTCGAAATCGCGGTCCAGCTCGGCCTGCGAAGACTGCCAGCCGCGCTGCGCGTCCGACTCTGCGCGGCGCTGCGCCCACTCCTCGCGATTGAGCCCGCGGTCGCGTTCAGCCTCTCCGCTGCGCCAGTCGCGCTCGCCGAGGGTCATCTCACGTTCGAAAATGCGACCGGCCTCCGCTTCGCTGATATTCAGCTCCGAGGCGAGGCGCATCAGCTGCTGCTGGCGCTCAAATTCCAGATCGGCGTCGATCTGGTTGCCGCCGATCTGTACCCCGTGCCCTTGCGCGCTGGCCGTCTGCCGGTTGAGCTCGGCGATGGCCGCGGCGTTGAGCGCCTCGGCGTTCTGGGCGCTGGCTTGGGCCTGGATCTGGGCGTCTGCCTGCGCGATCGGCAGAGCCGCCTGCAGGGCCGCCTGCTGGCTGGCCTGCGCGCCGAGCGTGGAGTTGTTGAGTCCGCGCGCGGCGACGTACGCCTGTCCCTGCTTGCCCGCCAGCTGCATCAGGGGGCTGCCGGATGCCTGCAGGCGCTCGACGTTGCCGGCGACGGTCTCGTTGCGGCCGGGGTTGCGCAGGTAGATCGAGCCAGATCGCATCAGGCCGCCGGTAACGGGGCCCTCATGCGCGGGTCGCTGCGTCCACTGGCCGGTGTTCTGGTCATAGACTGCGGTCATGCTTTGGGGTCCTCCGGCTCAAACCGGACAACAAGGTTCTGGATCGTGTGCGGCAGAGCACTGGCGCTGATCGATTCGATCAGGATCGTTACATCCTCGCCCTCCCCGCGCAACGTGTGCATGCTCTTGAACGGGGACTCGGTCGCACTGGCGCTGCCGCTAACCCCGAAGTCGTAGAGGGTGCCCGTGTCGGAAGCCCCGGTCGTCTCATCGCTGACAGGGGTCGCGTAGTCGAAGGCCTTGAAGACCTTGAACTGCGCGTAGCCGTAGGCACGCCCATGGAAGCCCGCCTGATCGAGGAACTTCCGATAGAACGGCGGCCCGAGCTGCAGCGGCTGCGAGGTCCACTGCGCGATGATCTCCTCACCGTCGAACGACCGCCCGCTGTCGATCTGGAACAGATAGCGGTAGCGAGAGGAGGCCGGATCCCGACCGAAAGACATGAAGGCCACGTCCTGCCCGGTCGAAGTCGTCCCGTGGCAGACGGCCAGAACCGTGATCGCGGTCGCGTCCCGGTCCTGCCAGTCACCGTAGAAGCGCTGGGTGGTGGCCGCCACCCCGTCGCCGGGGGTGAAAGTCAAGGTCGCCTGCCACCCATCCGCGAACAGGAAGCGCGCCTGTCGCTTGTTGCGCATGACGTACGCAGCCACGAAGGTGCGGTCGGTCGTCTGATTGCGCGTCGGCAGCTGCAGTCGCTCCAAGAACCATGGAGTTGCGACATCCGCCAGCCGCCCACTATTGAAGTCCCCGTATTGGTCGGTGGTGGCCAGCGTGGCCGGGCCGATGAAGTCGAGGAAGACCGGCTGGCCGATGTTCAGCACGCTGTATTCGAGCGCACCAGAGCTCGGAGAGATCTCGACGCGGCGTAGCCCGGTAGACGGATCGGTGCCTTGGATTGCGAAAATAGTGTTCTCGGTGAAGATCCCGAGATTGTCGCCTTTCAGCTTGATGAGCCCGGTGACGCGATCACCGGCGCCAATTTCGGCGGCCAGTGAAGCGGCGGCGACGTATACCAGCGGGTCGCCGAGATCAGAGATCGAGACGGACCCCGTTGCGTAGCCGAGGGCGAGGTAGTTGCCGGCCCATGCAACATGACGGGGTTTTTCGAACTGAGCCAGTAGCCCGGTCTGAATCGGAAGCAGATAGCTGCCGTCAAACATAGCCCCGCGCTCGGCGCCATTGACGATGAAAATGACGTCATAGCGGTCGCTGGCGTAGGGGTTTGCGCTGTGCATCACGTACTGCGCATCCTCGGCCGCCACGGCATAGCTCGACGCCAGCGTGGTCGGCTCGTCGGTGCTGGCGCAATAGGCCATCAGCGCCCCGCCCTGATCGTCTTCGGTGTAGATGCCCATGTCTGGGCCGAACAACCATGGCCGATCGTAGGCAGTGCCGACATCGGAGTTGATCACCAGCAGCCCGCGGCGGTCACCGTTGCCGGGGCTCCCGCCTGCAGTGGCGGTGCCTTCCGCCACCGTGTGATGAATGACTTCGATTTCCTGATCCCATGGGCTGCCGCCAGTGTTGTTGACGAAGGCCTTGCGGGTCTGCTCTTGGTAGTAGACCTTGACCTCGACCGCATCTACGTACACGCTGGACAGGGAGCCTCCGACCAGCCAATACGCCAGTTGGACGTTGAACCCCCCGTCATTGATATCGGAGGGCTTGAGGTCGGGCACATTGCTGGCCACCCAGAGGTCGTTGGCACCTCCATAGGTCTGGTCTCGCCCCGGCGCACTGGCTGCGACCACAGGAAGGTAGCGAGTTCCGTCCGCCTTGTTGCTCCGGATAGGCGCGCTGGTGCAGCCAATACTGACCAGCCCCTCTTTCGCACCCGTCTGCGCTCGCCGGTGCACCCGGACCTCGATGCCGCGCACCAGCGCGCCGGCGGGGATCTGCAACGTGCCTTCGGCAAACGTGGCCTTCAGCGTGTTGGTGCGAAAGGCGTAGAGCGAGCCTGCGTCACCTGCCTCGTTGCCGTCATCCGCAGAGAGAACGCCCGGGTCGAGGTTCGCCCATGCCGTAGATCCGCCGCCGATGTCTTCTGCCAGCCCGTCAGCCCCAACCCACCCGGTGTCCAACACCTCGTCGGCGTCGATCTCCGAGATGAACCCGCGGCGGGAGTAGGCGAGGAAAAACGCATCCGGGTCGGTCGCGTTGGTCTCAACGTACTCCAGCTGCCGCCCGAGGTCGATGCGTGTCCATCCGCCCGCGCCATCCCAGTCGGCGCAATACAGCGCCGCGCGCTCAGGTGCGACGTGGGCAACTACGTCCCCCACTTTGTCGACTGTGATCACACTGACATTGTCGAGACTCCCTGTGAAGCTGGCGCCTGTGAAGGTCAGCACTCCGGAACCTGACGCGGTCAGGTAGTCGACGTAGGTACCGGTCGCGCTTCGTGCTGCTCCTGATGCCCCACCGAGCGATACCGTAATCGCGCCCGCGCTTCTCGACGCGACGGTGTACACCACCCGGTAGACGCGCCCGCTGACGGGGGTAAACGAATGAGCCAACGCACTGCTGGTGTTCACCCCTACGGCTACCCCTCCGGTGATGCTCCATCCGGAGCCCGCCGTCCAAGAAGCACCAGAGGCAAAAGTGCCGTTACTGATCAGCTCCGGGGAGACGAGCCGCACCGACACTCGATCAATCGAACCGTCGAACGACGCACCGGTGAAAGTCAGCGCCCCCGTCGTCGTTGCCGTCCACGTTTCGGTATACGTGCCACTGAGGGTGCGCGCCTGCGACTGCCCGCCGAAGGAGGCAGTGACGGTGCCGCTGATCCGCACAACTGTGTACGTAACTTCATAGGTGAGCCCGGCAATCGCCGGCAACGCATGAACCAGCGCAGCGCTACTCGGCCCCGCTACTGCTTTACCTGCCGCCCCGGTAGATAGGCTCCACCCAGCACCTACGGTCGCCCAGTCCGTCGCGGTGGCAGAGGCGTAGAAGTCGCCGTTGCGTACCAGATTAGCCGATGCGACAGGCGCATAGAGGTCGGCCCCTGTCGAGATATCCCCCGTGGGGGTGTAGTCGAACAGTTCGAAGACCGCGTCGGTGCTGCTCCCGTCCACGGTGCGTGTCAGGGCCAGCGTACCAATCGCACCGGTGTACCCGACCGCGTAGATCGGCGCTCCCTCCAGCGGCATCGGAGATGCGGAGGGGGTGAAGCGAATTGCGACCAGATCAGTGACCGCGTACAGCTTGTCGTTGAGGAAGTGCGCGCCGGGCACGCGCGTCAGGCTGTCGCCGGGGAGCGCGGTGACGAGGTCTGCGTAGAATGCGTACCCAGTCCCGTCCTGTGCCGTGATAGTTGCCGTGAAGTATTCCGGGTCGATGATAGGTCCGCCAGAGATACTGAATACCTCAGACCCGCCCACGTAGCCTGTAAGGGGTGTAAGCAAGCGCACGGTAACGGTATGGGTCCACGTTGCATCTGTCGCAGTAGTCGTAGCAGCCACCACCAAACCAGGGGTTCCGATCTCTTCTTGCGCCGCCCCGTAGTAGTAGACCGTAACCGCATCGCCTACGGTCCAGCCGGTCTCAAAAGGATACTCGGTCAGAACCCCCTGCACCTCATAGTCGGACGCGGCTACGTTGTATCGCCCATCCCATCGACTGAAGCCGTCGATGCGTCGAATGCCACGGTTGACTCCAACTTCGTAATTGAGGCACGCCTGCGCCGACCCCTGCGGGACGGACAGTTTGTCGGTCGTGAGATCGAGGCCCCCGGTGAGAGCGATCACCTGCTGCTTCACGGTCAGATCCTCGCGGTGGGGAGATACCTTGCCTTGACGGGGCGGATCAGCTCATCGAACTTGCGAACCGCGATCTGGAACGTGTCGAGCTTGCCGCGCGACTCCGCCCAGTAGCGGATCGCCAACCACGCGATCGCCTCGTGGAACTCAGTCGGGAGGCCTCGACCCGTGCCCGGCGCGCCCGGGTGATCCTCGATGTTGGTGGCCCCGTCGCTGGTCGTGTAGACCTTCGGCTTGTTCAGATAATCCAGCTTCAGCGTGTAGTTCGCGTCGGGAGTCGGGTATACCTCCCATGTCTGATCGGGGTGGATCGTGAAGTACATCGGCGCCCCCGTGGCAACCGGCGAGCGATCGCGCAGCCCCCGGAACTCGTCATACTCCATGAAGTAGACCGGCAGGTTCGTGCTGGTCGCGCCATCCGCGGTCAGGTAGCGCAGCACGTAGCGCCGGCCGCCCTGCTTGAACGGGATCCAGTCGCGATAGTCCAGCGTCGCGGATGGAACCACCGTCGAGTCACCCGACAGGAAAGCCAGCGTCCCCTGCCGGATGAGCCAGCCCCACTTGTGCATCGTCTGGAAGTTGGTCAGCGCCAGCAGGACCCATTGGACCAGCTCTGCGAGTTCATCCGTTTGCCCTGTCAGCGCAGTCGGGACCGTGCCGGGCTTCGCGGTGTTGCCGCGAGAACCCAGCCCGGTCAGGAGGTGCGTGAGCTGCGCGAGAGCAAGGACGTTCACGCAGCCTCGTCGACCGGTTCGAGCTGCTCCGGCGTGATCCCCAGCAACTGCTGGATCTCGCGGCGCCAGTAGCCGATTTCGCGGTCGCGGTCGCGGTCGTTCGGGCGCTGACCGTCGGTCAGGATGCCCCAAATCCGCTCCAGCACGTCGCGGCCTTCGCTGTTGTAGCTGTCATGGGCCAGCGCATCGTTGCGCAGCCACTCGCTCAGGCTTTCCGGCAGGTGCTCGGTGCCCGGCGTCGGGCCCATGAACTGCATCGGGAAGCGCGCGTAGGCATGCCACGTACGGATCATCTCCCGTGCCTGCGAATCCCAATCAAGGATCAGCTGGCGGGCCTGCGAGTCGGCGAGGTTGTGGAAGACGGGCGCGGGCACGTCCTGATAGGGCAGCTTGGGATCGAGCAGGAAGGTCTCGCCCTCCCAGCCGACCGGAATGCGGCGCGCGCCTCCGCGCTGCTGATCCTGCGGCAAGACGCGCACGCGGTAGCGGCGCCCCTCCCATTTCTTGAGACTGGTCAGGCGCGGCGGCTTGCGCGCGCCGAAACCGAAAGCCTCCGAGACCGGCGTCGGTGCGATCGACCGAACCTTCTTCGGGGTGGAGGCCTTGCCGTTGATGCGCGCCTCCAGATCCAGCATCGCGCTGGCGCGAGCCGGGGATGCACCATCGGCGCCCTGATCCCAGCGGTTGTAGTGCTGCAGCAGCTTGCGGGTCATCGTGTCGATCGTGTCCGTCGGGGACAGGCCAATCTCCAGATGCTGGCAGGCCGCGCGCAGTTCGGGCTTGGAGCGACCGGCGAAGTTGGCGTTGAGCCATTCCGGCAGCTTGCCGCTGATCTCTTCGGGCGTCATTTCGAATCCTCGGTTTCTGGGGGTGTGGGGCTGGCGGCCTCGCGGCCGGCAGCCCCGGTTTCAGCAGGTGTTACTGGTTGGCGGTGACGGCAGCCGGGGCGTCGCTGTCGCTGAACACCGTCGGATCCACCACATATTCGATCTCGAAATAGATCGTCCCCGAGGTGGCGGTGCTGGGGCCAGCCGCCAGCACCATGCGAACATCGTAGTCCACGTCGGGCGTGCCGTTGCCGCCCGGGCCGGTGTTCCACGTTGTCGGGTTACCCGTCCCGGTGGTGCCAGACGTCGGGAAGTCGTATCCGGCCGCCGCGCGGAACAGAATCGACGCCGCGATGAACGCATCCGCATCGTCGTAGGTCGTTCCGTCCGCAGCGGTGCCGACGTTGACCGTCACCGTGGTGCCGGAATCGATCTCCGCAAACTGAAAGCGCATGCGCTTGACACGATGCCCGGCCGGAATGCGCGCCAGATAGAGAGTGTCCGTCGTGGCCAGCGCAGCCGTGAACGCGATCGACCCCTTCGCAACACGCGAGGTGCCCGGGGTCGTCGTGGCCGGCACCGTTCCGTAGTAGGCGGTCGGGGCGGCGGACGCCGTCCCGTTCGACTTCATCAGCGTGCTGTAGTAGTGGGCGTTTGCCATTGAAACTCTCCTCAGTCAGAGGGGCCGAAGGCCGGCCCCTCTAAGGGTTGATGTTACTGGTAGGCCGCCGTGCAGGCGACTTCCACGCGGATCATCCACAGCTCGTGGGCGATGAAATTCGCGTCGTACCAGTGCGCCGACCAGTAGCGGGTGAGGTTCGCCGGGTCCACGCGGTCCGGGCCATTGATCGTGTAGGTGTCGAGGTTGCCCGAGCCGCGCGCGCCGCTGCCGCGGAGCGACAGGGACTTCAGGGCATACTTGCCGACGATCACGATCGGGTACACGTCGACGCTGGTGCCGCTGGTCGAGCGCAGATTCGCCGAGCCCTTCGACGCGCCCGCATCAGGCACCGGCTCCAGCTCCGGCGACAGGATCACGCGAATGCGGCCGGAGGCCAGCGAGCCCACCTCGTACGGGTTGAGGCGCACGTCGGACGGGTACTGCGAAGCCGGCTGCCAGCCCGGGATCTTCTCGAAATCCGGACGCAGGTGCTCGTGGCCGAACGCGATGAAGCTCGGCATCAGACCGGTCGTGCCGATGCGATTGCTGCCCAGCTTCAGGTCGCTGTAGGGCTTGGCCTTCGCCGTGCGCAGGATCGTGACCGCCTGATCCAGACGACCACCAGTGATGACGCCATTCACCTGCGTGCGCAGCGTGTGCGCCGAGGAGTTCATGATGCGCTGGGTGCCCGAGATCATCGTGGCCCAGCGGATCGCGGTGCGGTCCAGCTTGACCAGATCGTAGCCGACCTCGGCCACGCCGGCGGCGTAGTCCAGCGGATCGAGATCCGCGGCCTGCGACGAGTAGGCGAACGTCTCGGAATACTCTTCGATCGTGACGAAGATGTCTTCCGGCACCAGCGCGCGGGCGGCGTTGTTGATGCCCTCGACGACCGGAGTGGTGTTGGTGGCCGGGATGGCCCAGCGCGAGAAGCGGACCGACCGGCCCTTCTTCTTGGCGTGGGTGACCTCACTGAAGGCGATGTCGAGGACGTTGTCGGCCTCGGCGCGCTCCAGCATGTCCAACATCACCGCGTACTGCTCGGTGCTGTTGTTGGGGTTGTAGCCGTTGTGATACAGAGCCATGCTCATGGTGATCGCTCCATTTGCGATTGAGGGTTATCCCCGAGACCTGCGGGCGTGCAGCCGCTGGTAGACGTCCTCAATCGCGGCATCCTCGTCGGACGCTCCTGCGGCGGTCGAAGCCGGCGCGGGCGTCCCCCGGGGCGATGGCGCGATACGCTCCGTCTGTCGCTCGCGGCGGGCCGCGAGTTGACTCGCTGCAACTGCCTCGGGGGTCGGCGGCGCAGCGGTTCGATTGGCTTCCTCGTAGTCTCGCCAGAAGTACGAAAGTACGGTCAGCCTCTCATCAAGATTGGTGGAAAAGACCATGTCGGTCAAGCGCGGCGGGACCGCCTGCGCCCAACGCTGGAACTGCTCCATCTCCAGCGTCTGGCGGAACTCCGGGTGGTCCTTCTCCCATTTGTAGAGGGTCAGAGCGTCCGCGTTCTGCGCGGCAGTATTGCCGTACGCCAGCGCCTGCACCTCGTCTGGCTGCGACTGAACCCAGCCCCAGTAATCCTGCGCCTGCGCGGTCGGGTTGATCCACTGTCCGGTCTGCGGATCCTTGCGCTGCACGTACAGCTGGTAGTCCGGATGCCGCGCTGCCAGTTGTGCGCGCTCGGTGTCCAGCCGCATCTGGGCGAACCTCTCCTCGGCCTCGGATCGCAAATGCGCAGCCACGCTTTCTGCAGTCGCGCGCGCGGCCTCGAAGGCTGCATCCCGATCCTCGGGGTACTCCGAGAAGAACTTCTGCGTGGCCGGCGGCAAGCGCTTGAACCACGTCTCCATGGTCAGCACGGGCGCGGGCGTTGGCACCCCGCCCGAACGCGACGATACCTGCCGGCGCAGCTGATCCAGCTCGCGCTGGGTCGGCGCCAGTCGGTTGTAGAGGGAGCCGTAGTCGTTGCGCAGCTGGGCCAGCTCTGCCCGCATCCGGGCAGCCTCGGCGCTATCGCCGCGCAGCTTCTCCAGCGTCTCGCGCGCTTCGGGCGTGAGGTTCGCCTCCCACTCCGGGGTGG